CTTCTGGCCAATGCAGCCTCGACTGCCGTTATCGAGAACAACGAAGTTATTTATTAACTCCGTAACCTTCAACTTTGGAGCACTTCATGCCTAGCAGAAGCGCGCGCGTAAGGTCTAAGACCCCAAGCGCCAACACCAATACCCGGAGGGCTGACGCCTTTCGGAAATACCGTTTCTCGGAGCTCGATCGAAATCGTAGCATCGAAGAATACTTCATCGCACTCGACTCTGCTGTTTCGCTCTCGTGTCTGATTCTTTTTAGACACGGTGAGTTTCAACAGCTTGTCGAGAAGGAAATTGATCCGCATCATTACAATGATGCGTTCAAATTATTCGACGACTTTGCAGCCATTTGCTTCCTGCGTAAAAACACGTTCCTGGAAACGGGAATTGACAAGAAACAGGTCGCACTAAACGGTTTTCAAAAAACCGAGCTACAATGTGCGGCAACTAACAATCGTTTTCGAAACCTTCTTTTGGACCCTACTTATATGGGTCCAAACTCGTCTTTACTGCATAGTATGACGAGAAAAATAGAAAGAATCTTAAAAGACGTTAGTGCTGATGCCATCTTTGCCCGAGGTTCCTGGGGTCCCGGCGTGACCACCCTTATAAAGGGTGATAACGTTGGGGCGTCTAGGAAATTCCGTGAAGAAACAGGAATAACACAAGAAGCGTACCACCTTTTTGGTGCGGCGATGGCTGAGGCTTATCCCATGTGGTATCGGGAGGCACCGGCTGTCACTATCCAAACAGGTAATAAGGTAATAACTGTCCCGAAGAACGCGAAAACTGATCGTACTATAGCAATTGAGCCGGGGTTAAACTCCTGGTTTCAACTGTCTATGGGCAAGATTATTGGTTCGCGTCTCCGGTATGCCGGGTTTGATCTGCATTCCGACTTGTCCAACCAAAGGTCGGCCCGTTATGGGTCTATCGATGGAAGGCTTGCTACTGTAGATTTTTCTTCAGCGTCTGATACGATTTCAAAGAAAGTGGTAGAGTGCATCCTACCGCCTCGATGGTTTAGTATTCTTAGCGCGCTGAGAAGCCCGTGTTTTGAGCTGGATGGAGTCGTTAAGCCCTATGAGAAGTTCTCTGCAATGGGTAACGGCTTCACCTTCGAACTTGAGAGTCTTATATTCGTCACTGCCGCCCTCGCTTGCTGCGAGGAGGTTGGTGCCGACATCTCTCAAGTAAGTGTCTTCGGGGATGATATTATTATCCCCGTTGAAGCTCTTGCGCTTTACCGTTCTTTTTGCGACTTCCTTGGATTCACGGTTAACAGTAAGAAAAGTTTTTCTTCTTCTTACTTCCGTGAATCTTGTGGGAGTTACTTTTTCAACGGCCTAGATGTTAAGCCTCTCTTTTTAAAGGAGAACATC